CAAAGGCGCTCCAACCGCAAAGTCATTTAGGAAATCGAAAAAAACAGCGAGGCGCTAATGGCAGGCCCATCTCTTTCTGTTGGTCGCGGTGAAAAACAATCCGTGAAAGCTGGTGGCGGCCTCACTGAGAAGGGTCGCCGCAAGTACAACAAGGCCACCGGCTCGAAGCTGAAGGCCCCGACCAAAGACCCCAAGAGTGGACGCCACAAGAGCTTCTGCGCCCGTTCCAGGAAGTGGAAGGGCGAGCGCGGGAAGGCTGCTAGGAGGCGTTGGGGTTGCAGATGACATCAACTGCTGAGAAACAAGAAAAGATTGCTCTTGAGATGGCGGCGAGCGTCAGCAAGGGCGCGCTGGTCGAAAAGATTACCTTTGCCGGTATCCCGATCCTGTTTTCTTGCGTCGTCTACCTTATGAGCGCCCTGTCCAGCGCGAACAATGAAATCATCCAGCTCAAGTCAAAAATTGCGGTGGTCGTCAACGCTGATAACAAGGCTATTCCCCCGCAAGGCACCACCATCGACATGGCGCAGATCCGAGAAAATCTGAGCGAGCAAATTTCCAAGGTCGAGAAGGAAAGCGCCTTGGCTCGCGCCGCCATGACGCTCGACCGCGAACGATCAATGTCCGCTATCGAAAAGAGTCGCATGGATATGGTGGCTGATGCTGCCGCAGCTCGCGCCTCCATTCGGTTTGACACGGCGCAGATGATTGCGGCGCTGGATAAGCGTGTCACTCTTTTAGAGAAGGGAAAATAACCATGCAGATGAGCCCAGAAGGCATGAACGCCCTTCTCAAGAAGTTTGAAGGTTGCAAGCTGACGGCGTATCGTTGCCCGGCTAACGTCTGCACAATCGGCTACGGCCATACAAGCGCCGCTGGAGCGCCTACAGTCACGGACGGCATGAAGATCACCCAACAACAGGCAAACGACATCCTGTCTCGTGATCTGCATCAGTACGAAGCAGCTGTGACGATGATGGTCCACCAGCCTCTGACGCAGAACCAGTTCGACGTTCTCGTGGACTTCGCCTACAACGCTGGCGTTGGAAACCTGAAATCTTCTACGCTTCTCAAGAAGGTAAACGCGGCGCAATTTGATCAAGTCCCCGCAGAGCTTCTGAAATGGACCAAGGGCGGCGGAAAAGTGCTTCCCGGTCTTGTACGCCGTCGTCAGGCAGAGAGCGCTTGGTGGGCTTCTGGAGAGCCTTCGGCAACGTCTAAAGTTGCTGAGATACCAACGGAAGATGAGCATGAACAACGCGCCGATCCCGATCCTGTACCTGTACGAACAATGGCGGACAGCAAACAAGGTAATGCGGCGCTGGTCACGGCAAGCCTCGGAGGCTTGGGAGTTGCAAAAGAGGTTGCTGCGCAGGCAAAAGACGCGTCTGACACGGCAGATCAGCTTATTGGTCTACTCAGCAACCCCAATTTCCTTATCATGTCCACCGTCGTATGCTTGGCCGCAGGCATCTGGTTCTGGCGCAAGAAGCACATGGATGAACACGGTGTTTAGCTTCTTCTTCACACCTTTGGGGCGCTACGTCGCCCTTGCAATGTTAGCCATTGCCCTAACTAGTTATGGCATTCACCTGATCAGGGAACAGGCCGTCGCTGAGATTGAGGCCAAGGCCCAAGAAGACGCACTGAAGAGGATTGGCAATGCGGTTACTGCTGGCGATGCTGTTGATGTCACCCCTGATGGCCTGCTCAAGTCTGACGGGCACAAGCGCGACTAACGGGGCGGCTTGTGAAGTTTGGAAGGATGTCTCTTGGTCTTCCAAGGACACCCCCCAAACAATCACAGAGATCAAAGTTAACAACGCTCGCAGAGACGGCTATTGCGGCGTTCCTTCCTCGCGGTTGTCCTGGTCTATCGGTAACTGACCTTCAAACAGATACGTTCCGACGTGTCCCGGCGTGAGCCAGGGCGCCGCCCATATCTTTCCGCCAACCTCCCGCCACTCTCGACAGAAGTGGTAGTCCTCGGACAGAAGACGCTCCGTTCCCGGCTCAATGCTGAGAGAGAAGAAGTTGTAGATGCGTTCTTTGTCTTGGATTGAGCCAGACAAATCAACCATGTCGTTCAGATAGCTTTCTGTAGTTTCCTTAAGCTTTTCAAACACTTCGCGCTTGATCAGCATCATGCCCGTGCCGCCCGCCCATATCTCGAACGGTTCGTTCACGTTGACGGTTGCGGAACCTACATAGCCAGCCAGATTGATCACCCATGATCCCGTGTGGTGCTTCAGCTCCTCGGCGGGCGTGCCAGCCTCAACCGCTTTCTGGATCATAGGCCAGTTGATTTCCTTCTTGGGGTATATCCCGCAAATCACGTCCTTGTCGGCCTCCAACATCCTGTAGACGCCATTGGCGTCAAAGCGAAGGTCGGCATCTATGAACAGAAGGTGCGTGCTGTCTGTCTTCAAAAATGCGTGAGCCAGGCTGTTGCGAGCGCGCTGGATCAGGCTTTCGTTGAAGACAAATGACAACGCGGACTCGACCTTGTTCTGCATAAACACGTTTTGCATCTGTAAAATACACTGGGTGTAGAAACCCGTGCACATACCCCCGTACATAGGGGTGGCAACAAATACCTTGCGTCTCTCAGACATTGTATTCTCCAGAGTTGGGCATCATGGGAGCCAATTTCTTGGCAAGCTCGGACATAACTGCATCTTCAGCAGCCTGATCAGTGCTGGCGGTGACGAACTGATACGAGAACGCTTCGTAATTAATGTTGTCGGCGTAGTGATCAACGTTCATCGGGTCGTATTTCTTGCGAGCGTCCTTCAAGCACTTCATGATGACGGTTATCTCGTATGGCGTCACATCCCGGTCCAAAATGATAGACGCAAGCTTTGCGGTGCGCTCAAACATCTCTTGAACAGGACCGTATTTGGTATCTCGATCACGCAATATGTTGATGGCGTTGGTGAGCACTTCTGTATGGTTCATTTTGTTAGTCCCCAGATTAGATTTATTGCCAATATAAAGATCACGACCCAAAAGGCCGCAACCTCACACTCACTCATTTCGGCCACTCCCCAGCGTCTTTCAGGGCTTCCTTGGCAACCCATACACACGTTTCTATTTCGTGCTCCTCAAGTCCAACGATCTTGTACAACGCATCGCACAGCCTCTCGTACTTGCTGTGCAACTGGTCGTAATGCTGAGCCCAGCTTTTAGCTATGTCCTTCTCTAAACTCGGGTCAATTTCCATGCGATCAGCCGTCCAATTCCCCGCCATCTTTGGATCTATCGTGTCCATCATTTGTCCCCTTCATTGATACCATCACGGTTGTTGAACCTGCGGCGGCATATGTTTTGTTCACATAAAGATCGACAATCTGCATATCATCGCCGTACACCACGCCATTCATCGCGTCACACAACAACTTCACTACATTGTCCAGATCGGGCTTCGAAGTAGGAAATAGCTTTCCTTCCTCTATTCGTTTTCGCTTCTCCCCCGTAAAACTTTTGGGTATTGCCACGCTTATGCTAAAAGTAGCTTCTAATGGGCCTATGAGGGGTGAAAGGCCGCGCATGGCAGTTGCCGCCAGCATCTTGATATACGCTTCTTGGTTGACCGTCTGCGGGGGCGTATAGACCCGTCCTGTGCGAGCGAAACGGGGGCGTTGCTTCCCCCGTGCCGTTCCTGGAATGACGAAAACGATGGTACTCAAAACGGCACTTCCTCGTCTTCATTCACCGCTTTAGGCCACTGGCGATCCTGATCCTGAGCCTTGTAATTGTCGATTGAAAGCGAGATCAGATGGTTCTTTGGTGTTTTCTTTCTCCAACCAGAAATCTTAACCATCGAACCCTTCGTGTAATCGCGATCAAGCGTTATATCGCCTTTGTAATCAGGCTGGCTCTCCTTCGTCTTTTCGTTAACAAAAAGAACGCCTTTTCCGTCTATTTTTTTAAAGCTCGACATGTTCACCTTCCTCGGCATCATTGAGAATTAGCCTTTTGAAAAGTTCATCATTCACTTCTTTAAGGCGTTTCAACTTTTCCTGCTTATCAGCGTCTGACAATTTTTTGGAATTGCCGACTTTCGAGAAAAGATCAAGAAAAGTGTCCTTCCAGTCATCCTCACCAGCGCACATTTTGTACAACTTCACCAATCCATCAGCATCAGGCACATACAACGCCAGACCATCGACAGGCTCTTCGTTTTCGATGATTTGTATTCTTGGCGTGTTCTGAGCGGGTTGGAAATCCATCACTTCTTCAGGGGTGTACTCTCCCGTGAGAACTCCAGGGTACACAGTACGAATTCCCTCAGAGATCACACGGGCACGCAACATGGCACGCGGGTAGTTCTTCCAATTATCTTTTCCAGCAAGACCGATTTCGCGGGCCTGCTTTAATGTCCAAGACAACGTGAGAGAACCGCCTTGGGGATGGGAAAACTCGGCTTTCACCTCGTCATCCGCATATTTCAGCCAGTGGACCGTTCCTCCGGCTTGTTGGAA